GCACCAGAACTAGATGTAAGTTGTGTAATTGGAACTCTTGCGTTGTTAAAATCTCCGTCTTGAGTATAAGACCTACCAATAACAGAACCTGTTTGGAAATATAATCTTAAAGCATCCTCTGGATTGTACGAAGCTCCTGTCCCTAAATCTACTTCATTAAGACCATCTGCATCAATAAAAACACCATCAGGAACTACTTTCGCAATAACCTGTTGTATTTTTAAGTGACTAATTTGAATCAAGTCAGCAAACGGAATCATTCTTGTAACTAAAGACTCAATATTACCTTTGTACATTCTTGGAGCAACTGCTATATAATTTGGTATAGCATGCTGAGATGATGATTTAGGTCTCACCATATTTTCAGACATCTCCCACTTAAGTATGATATCTGTACCCATTACCATTACACCATCATACCAAACGTCTATAGTTTTTTCTATTTTTTCAAAATTTCCATCTTCTAACATTTCAGCAGGAGGATTAAAATTATCATCCTTTTGTATCATCTTAATACTACCTGATTCAGAAACTTTCTTTTTATAAACTACTTTTTTAGTTGTTTTATAATTGAAATATAAAAGAGTGCAAGTGTCTCTAGTAAAAATATCATTATCTTGTCTCTGTGATTGGTTCGTATAATCATACCAACTCTGACTGTATTCAGAAATCTTTTTTAAATCATCAGTTTCTAATGTAGGATCAATCTTAACTAATTCCGTCACAGGAACAGTCTTTACCTCTCCCCAATAAAAGCAATCTTTAAAGTAAGGGTCTTCTGTGTAACTATAAACAACATTAGCAGGGTCAACGTATGAAACCCTCACTCCTTCTCCTAATAAAAACTCATGCTTAGCAATAGAAATACCTAAAACAGTAGCATCGTAATCCAGTCGTTTTCTTAAATCGTTATAGTTGTTTTCGTCTAAAAGAGTGTTAATCGCTTGCTCTTCAGCTATTTCAATAGCAGGCTTATAATTAAGCTGCATATATAAAGATAGTTCATCATCATCTTTAGGTAACTCATCAGGATTCATACTGAAAGGATTTACTCCTGTCTCAGCCTGCATATCTTCTAAAATAGGCTTAACTAACATCTGCCCTAGTATGTTTTCTTGAAATGAATTTCTCTTTTCCTGAGACATAGCATCTTGAGAATAAGCTTTTACCTTGAATAATCTATCAGACATTCCGTTAACAACTATATCTACAAATTTAGGTAGAATAGGAACCGGAGTCCAATCTAAATTAAGGTAAGATAAATCTCCATCTACAGCTAATTCATTCTTGTATTTAGCTACAGATTGCTCACCTCTAGCATAAATTCTTCTTCTATGAAATTCTCTTTGTTGGTCGTAAAACCTTGAACTTGCTCCTTGACCTCTAAACCACTCGTATTGAATAGCCTGACCTATTTGAAGACCAAATGAAGGGGTAGCTTTTACGGAATCTTTTATAAATTGGTCTGGAAAACTTTCTGTTTTTATGGATATTTTTACTTCTCTCATCTAATTATTTTACTTCGTGAGCTATCATTGCTATACCTTGCAAAGTTAATACTTATTTTTGACTCTGTTTTTTGAGGTGTGTATAGGTTTTTTTGATTCGCCATTATGGTTAATCCAGAACTAATAGAGGCATCGTGTTTAGTTCTATTGTTAATATCAAATTTAGCCCAATCTTGAAGAGTTCTGTTGAAAGGCATATCACCTATTTCATCAGAATCTCTGTAAGTTCCATCAACATCAAAACCAATATGTTTTTCAATGTAAGACTCAATAGCTGATGCATGAGACTGTTTTATGTCTTCTGATGAGTTAGGTATGCCTCCGAGTTCTTTCTCTGTCTTAGAGAGCTTGTTATAAACCTTATCAGGTCTATTCATTGAGAACCCTCTATAACCTCTATTCTTAAAATGATATAATAATCTTGGTTTATTATTCTCTGCTAGTATAGGCATACCGTAAAACACACATGCCATTAGTACATCTTCAAAAAACATCTCTGCCGTTTGAGGTCTAGCTATATATTCTAAGAAAAACGAATTACTTGGTGCGTCATCCATATTAAACTTAGTCTGTCCATGAAGAGAACCATTAGAACCACCTCCACCAACAGTACCTGATATATCGTAGCTATCACAACCGAAAGAACCTATATGTTCGTTTCCTGGATACTTAATTCCATTCTTAGTAATAGTATTATTCTGTAAAGACTTCTTGGGTGTCCAGCTAACATAAAATCTACCTCTCTGGTCAGGACTAAATACAACCTTAGTATCTTTCAAACCATCTTTCCAATGAAATGAACCCCTAGTTACATGCCTGTCTTGTATCAAAGAATCATTATAATCAATCTGCTGATATATCTTAGTAAGATTAAACAAAGATTGCTTACTCTCATCTCTAAACGCATGAGATTCCGTTCTAGGAAATTGCCTGTAAAATTCATTTAATGCGTCAGGGTCGTTCTTAAGAGAATCCACTTCTGCCTCCCAATAGTCTAAAGCACCATTCTTTATAAGTTCCCCATCCACTCCTTGAATAGGTTTATCAGGCTTTCTAAAGACAGGCATACCATATATGTCTATAAAACCCTCCATATTATACTCCATAGGAATAAAAAGAGAATACAAACCACTTTTGGTTTGCCCATTGGCATTTCTACTAGTTACTTTAGAATCATCATATAATTTCTTGAAATTTTCTCCACCTTTACTGAGTGCATTCGAAGTAGAACCCATCATACACTTCCCTATAATCTTACTACCCAAACGTAAACAAGTTTTTGTTACACGCCAGTTGTTTAGTATATTATTTGGCTTTAACCACTTACCAGATTCATCATGAACAAGCAGTAACAACTTTTCCCCATCATAGGAGTTGTCATCTGTATTCTTCCAATCTATCGTAGTATCTAATCCCTCGAACTCTTCTTCAGTAGCGTTCGACATATTCTTTTTTGTAATCTTAGATGCCGGAACTCTAAACGCTAATTCAGTTTTTGGTTTATCCATACCATCCTGAATAGGCTTAAAAAAAAATGGTAATCTTGTAGATATTGGAACAACTTTATCGGTAAACATTTTCTTGGCATCACCACCTGTCTTAGATAAAATACCAACCCTAGCATCTTTAGCCAGAGTACCAGTGTTTACACATTCAGAAGAACTCATAAAAGAAAACCCTGAACGCCTTATCTTTAAATAATCTTGACCAAAACTCCGTTTGTCAGCCTTACATGCTTCCCAATGTAAAAAAAGTATTCTGTTAGCATCCCTATAATCAGGATAACCAATGTCAATACTTGTCCATTGCAAATACATGTAGTGCGCTCCAGTTATATAAGTAGGCAATCCATTATTCATGAACCAATACCCTAACTCTCTATTGTCAAATTCTTTTTCAATATACTCAACCCACTTATCTTTAAAAGAACTGTGCATTTCATTCCATTGAAATATAGATTTAATCTTAGCCAATTCCCTAGGGATATCCTCTCGCTCCCAGTATTGATTTTCAGACTTTGTACTCCTTGAGTTCGCTCTAATAGGATTAGAAGGAAGTCCAATAACTAAATCGTTAATCATGACAATCTCACCTAGAGTACCATCTTTAGATATAATGATTAAATCAAATTCCTCATCATATCCATACTTCCAAGAAGATTTTTTATTCTTGCTTCGTATTTTTGACTCAGAAACATAATCCTCAAGAACTCTGTAAAGATTACTTCCCTGAAGCTCGTTTTTCTGCGAATCCACCACTTGATTTTTTTTGATTAATAACTTCTCCTGAATTTTCCTTTAAATTATCTTCCTCAGAATCTATCCTAGATAGTATCTCGAAAGCATCAAATATAGCAAGTTTTTTTGCAGCAGCAGCATTCTTCAGCTTGTCCGCAGCTAAGTCATCCTCCATATCTAAACCAACTATAGATTCTTTAGCTACCTTAATTAATTCTTCTACAGCTCTTCTTCCTGCCTTTATAATTTCAGCTCTTAATTCGTTTGAGTCCATCATAATTTAATTGTTATATAATTATTTATAAAACATTACATACACCATTCTTCCTCCTTCCCATCCTGTATTAGGATATTTACTATGAAAGTAAACAGAAGGATACATAAGAGCTCGATTAGGTCTATACCCAATTACTGAATGAAGCTCCCAGCTATCTAAGTTATTAGATTCCTCTAAAAGAAACTTGTCAAACTCTTCGTTAGTAAAATCATCAGGTATTTGATATCCCTTTTCCTTATGTTTCCAAAAAGCAGTTCCATGTAGCCCTTTTTTGGTGGATGGAGATATATATAGAACAAGTGCTCTTTCTGGACTAATATCTCCTACATTTGAGTCTGCATGTATTCTCCAATCAGTATCAAAGTCTTCTGTTGCTACTCTAAAAAATCCTAAAAGACATTCTCTTTCAACACCTTCAATGACAGAAATTTTTTTCAATATCATGTCGTTAAAATCCTTATCGCTATTCTGAACACGAAAATTCTTATCTCCTAATGATATTTCTATAAAGTCATTATCTAATAGTTTTTGATATGTCGAATCATAGGTTTCTTTATCTAAAAAATTATCTAAAGTATTTATCATAATTTAATTGTTATTTGATGGTCATAAATACGGTACATTTCTACACCTTCTACATTAAACTTATATTCGCTTTCAGGAGTAAAGGATACCTTGTCACCTTCATTTATCCCTTCACTTAATAAGTATTCATTAGGATATCTCATTATTCCAACAAGAGGCTCTTTAGATATGTTTTTATACAGATAAGACCCTTCTGTATCAATAGGCTCAACAAAACAATACCTGTCATACGCTTTCCATTCTGCACCATTCTTATACATAAAGAACTGTTCAGAATCTATCATAAACAAGTTATCCTTCAGAAAGCTTCTTCCGCTTTTCTGACGACCCTGCATATCATTGTAAAATTTAAAAACATTGTGGTGTACTAAGAG